GATCCGCGAGAAAAAATTCCGGCGCGCCCGTTTTTTCTCTTTCGTCCTGCTACTGCTGGTCTACCGGAACGTACTCTGGTACGGGCGGAACGCATGATGCTACGAAATCCTGTACGTACTCCGTAACGTGCAACTGTACCTGCTGCGAATCCTACGGCAGCATTCATTTTATGAGCAAGTTAGTATTACCCTTGCTCATAATCTCCGTGCCAAGCCAAAAATGGTTCGTCCGACTGGAAGATCTCGTCATTGGGCATTTACTCTCAACAACTACACTGCCGAAGATGTCGCTCGCTTGGAAGTCATCGGAGTCTCCGAAGATGTCGAGTACCTCATCGTGGGAAGAGAAGTGGCTCCATCAGGAACCCCCCACCTCCAAGGATTCGTTTCATTTGTTGCTAGACGCTGCTTCACTCCTTGCCAACAACTCCTCGGATTCGCCCTCAATGACGATGGAGGACATCGACCACATGTTGAACAGGCAAGAGGAACGCCGTATGAAAACAAAGTGTACTGCTCCAAAGGCGGAAACTACCAGGAGTGGGGAGTTCCGCCCGACGTTGTGGGATCACAAAGTCGAAGAGGAGTCGCATCGCAATTCGACGACTACAAACAATGGTTGCTCTCCTTTATTGAAGAAACGGGCCGTGGTCCGTCGGAAAGAGAAGTCGCAAATCAACATCCAGCATTGTTCTGTCGTTATTATCGATCTTTAATGGTATTAACCTCTCATCTTAGTCCAGCACCGCGTCTACAAGAAGGTGAGCTTCGTGATTGGCAAATTGATTTAAACAACTTGATTCAAGGTGAGGCAGACGATAGAATTGTTAATTTTATTGTCGATCCTGAAGGAAACAAAGGAAAAACCTTTTTTCAACGTTGGTTCTACACAAACAACTCGGATAAATCGCAGATTTTAAGTGTTGCTAAAAGAGATGACATGGCACATGCAATCGATGAAACTAAAACAGTGTTCTTGCTTAACGTCCCTAGGGGAGGAATGGAATTCTTGCAGTACACGATCCTCGAACAGTTAAAAGACCGCATGGTATTCAGTCCGAAATACGATAGTAGAATGAAAGTATTGAAAGCGAAGACGCATGTATGTGTATTTTGCAATGAAGAACCGGATCTACGTAAAATGACGGAAGACCGTTACAATATTATCTATATTTAAGGTACAAAGTATACGTGCTGTATAACCCTAGCTGCACAAGTGGTAGCGATATCATTTTTAGATGTGTTGGGTGCCGTAATCCATAGTAGAAACTTTAATCTTGGGTACATTTCTGATCCTGTAAATGGTACTGTGTTTGCACTACTAGAATATGTCATTTTGAGTGGACGTTTAAACGGTACGATAAATCTACCTACTTGCATACTCTTGTAAGTAGTCTGTTCTACCTCGGGTGGGGCTACTATAACTTTCTTGTGCGCCAGAATTTTAAAATCTTTCGTATTGAACAAACTTCGTTCTCTAGTATCATCTCCAGTAGCATCGAACGGGGGACCAGTAGGGGTACCGTATCCTATTGGTACTTCACTATTCACATTCGGTAAATACAACCGATTCGGAAAAGAGGAATCAGTACCAGCTGATCTTTTGTCTATAGCCATCATCATGTGTAGAATACACTGACCTCCATCGAATAAACCAGTATACGTAAAACTGTACGAGTACACTATTGATTTTATATGTATGGTTTGTCCAGTACGATCCCAGTGATTGTCACCTTTGATGATAGCATCTACTGGGTTGCGTACATTCAGGTTTCTGTCCTTCGTAAAGCTACCTAAGTTTACTGTATTTTTATGTGTACGATTTAAATCATCTAGTATGGTTGCTATACTGCGTACTGTAGCTACTGGCATACGTTTAGTACGTTTATTTGATCCGCGAGAAAAAATTCCGGCGCGCCCGTTTTTTCTCTTTCGTCCTGCTACTGCTGGTCTACCGGAACGTACTCTGGTACGGGCGGAACGCATGATGCTACGAAATCCTGTACGTACTC